TACGATAGCATCGTCTCGGACATGGCGTTCAAGCAAGGGGATATGTTCGACCGCAATGACTACCCCGCTAAAGAGCAACTGGTATCTAAGTTTGGTGTCCAACTCTTTGTATCGGAAGTTCCCATGTCAGATTTCAGATGTGGTATTGCGTCAGACATCGCAGAAGATTTGTTTGCTACATACAGCCAACAAGCACAGGAAATAGTATCTCACGTGATGGTGGAACAGCAATCAAGGTTCATCGAAGTTATGAAGTCGATCAGCCATTGCTGTGGCGTGGATGAAGTTGGCATTGACGACAACACAGGAGAAACCAAGACCAAGAAACGTAAGATCTACGATACGACCATATTGAAAGCCAAAGAGATGTGCGATACATTCAAGGGCTTCAATCTCAGCGGTGATCCAGATCTGGAAGAAGCTCGGGCATCGCTAGAGAAAGCATTGAGTGGTGTAACAGCAGAGGACATTCGTGAGTCCGATGCGGTGCGTCACGCAGTGAAAGAGGACATTGACGACATCCTCGGTAAATTTAGTTCGTTCAAGTGTGTGTAAGTAATAATTAATCCGTCTAGTAACCATTCAGTAAAGAAAGTAATCAATCATGGCTAAAGTTCAAACAATCGAAACAGTATCTATCAACGAACTGCGTAGAATCATTCCCCTAATAGCTACAGAAATCACGCCTGTCATACAGTCCGAGCCAGGTTGTGGCAAGACCTCTCTGTTGGCTATGATGGCAGAGGATAGTGGCGACAAGTGGCGTAGTCCTGCCGATGGTGTAAACATCGAAGGCGACAAGTACGACTACATCTACATCGACTGCCCTGTCAAAGATATGTCAGACATTGGCATGACTATCCCCAACCATGCGACTCAATCGCTTGAGTACTATGTGTCAAGTCTTTTCAATCTGACTAGCTCAAAGCCTAAGCGTATCTTGGCTGACGAGTTCATGAAGTCGCCTAAGCTCTTGCAGGTAATCTTCACTAGGTTGTTTCTTGAGCGAATGGTAGGTGACAAGCCACTGCCACGTGGGTCACAAATCTTTGCGACATCGAACAATGCAGGCGATGGCGTGGGTGACTCCATGCTTGCTCACGCAGGCAATCGTGTTTGCATCATGCGTATGGCAAAGCCCAACGTGAACGAGTGGTTGCAATGGGCATCAGAGAATGGTATCTCTCGTGTCATTCGTGCATCGGTGGCTATGTTCCCTCGTTGCTTAGCGTCTTACACGACTGGTGATCAGAACGATAACCCATACATCTTCAAACCATCTATGAGTACCTTATCGTTCGTGTCCCCTCGTTCGTTGGCAAAGGCGAATGTGATCGTGAACAATCGTGATGCGATTGGCGAGAACGGCACGAAGGTCGCATTGGCAGGCACAGTTGGTGCGTCATTCGCGGCTGATATGTCAGCGTTTATATCAATGGAGAAATCATTGATCGATGTGAAGGACATCGTCAAGTCTCCCGAGGACATTGAGATGCCCAAAGACATCAGTGCGCAGTTGATGATCATGTTTCAAGCAGTAGATGTATTGGAGACGCAAGACCATCTGACTAAGTTCATGATGTTCGTTGAGCGTATTCCCTCATCCGAGGTACAAGGCGTGTTCTTCACAATGATGATGCGCAATACGAAGTCCATCCGCTTGGCTCGCAACAATGCCAAGATCGCTGAGTGGGCTAAGAACAACCACGAGTTGTTCTAAAACTTAATCCCACGACACCGTGGGTTCTTATCTTTCAGGAGGTTCTATGACATTCAGTATGGCTGAGTTGTTTCTATTGGCGTGGGCGTTGGTTGCCTCACTTGGCTACGGCTATGTGAATGGCAAGTATCGTCAACATCGTGACATTACGAGTGAGTTGTTGGTACGCATTGCCAAGGGCAAGATGAAAGTGATCGAGACCGATGACTACATTGAGTTCAAGGAGGTAGAGTGATGTTTACTACATCAGAGAAGGTAGTAAGAGTATTGTTCCTGTTAGGAATGATTGTTTTAATGTTAGATCTTTTTTATTGGAGACCATGATGAGCAAGCAAGAAACCCGAATCAAGCGTGGACACATCACGCTTATGAAGCACCCACAGACTGCCCTGTACTCAGGCGTAATGCTGATGGGAGTATCCGCAGTCGAGGAGAACGTACCCACTGCCTACACCGATGGTGTGAACAAGAAGTATGGTCGCAAGTTCTTGGAGAGTATCACTAGCGAAGCCAAGGTGCGTGGTCTCATCCTCCATGAAAATCTTCACGTTGCCTTGAAGCAAGTCGTGTTTGGTCGTGTCATGTTCTTGGAGAATTCCAAGCTTGCCAACCTAGCCGCTGACTTTGTCGTCAATGACATCATTACCTGTGTTGATGGCGTAATTGCCGGCACGAGTGAGCGTCTAGTCGAGTTGCCCGATGGTGCGGTATACGATGCGATGTTCCACGATTGGTCTATGCGTGAGGTGTACAACTATCTCAAGAAGCATTGCAAGAAAGGTGGAGGTGGTGGAAGTGGTAGCGGTGGTAAAGGGCTAAGTAATCCCCCACCATCGGGTGGGACACAATCTAACGACGATGAAGATGACGATGGAGATACAGTAACAGTCAACGGCAAGACCTATGACATCTCTCAGTCAGACGAGCATGACTTCACTAGCCAAGATGTATCACCCGAGCAAGCCAAGGAAATCTTAGATGAGATCGACAAAGCGTTGCGTGAAGGCGGGATGCTTGCGGGTCGTATGGGTGCAAAGATTCCTAGAGTTATCTCTGACTTGTTGGAACCCAAGGTTGATTGGCGTGATGCGTTGCGTGAGTTTGTATCTGCATCAACCAAGGGTAACGATGAGTTCACATGGCGTCGCATGAACAAGCGTCACATGGCTAATGACATCTACTTGCCAAGTGTGATCAATGAAAGTATTGGCGAGATTGTTGTGGCTATTGATACGTCAGGCTCGATAGGCGGGGCAGAGATAACCGAGTTCGCTACCGAACTGGTTTCAATTTGCGAGGTCTGTCAGCCCGAAGTCGTTCGTATTCTTTGGTGGGATACCGTGGTGCATGGTGAGCAAGTCTTTCGGGATAACTACACCGACATTGCCAAGATGCTCAAACCATTGGGCGGTGGCGGAACTCACGTGTCATGCGTCAGTGACTACGTAGTTAAGAACAAGATCAAAGCAGAGTGTGTATTGGTGTTCACTGACGGGTATGTAGAAAGCAACATCGACTGGAAGATTACTGACCCAACCCTGTGGATGATTACGCAGAGCCGTGACTTCATTCCTCCTGTGGGCAAAAAGGTGATGTTCGGTGACGATTGATACATGGTGGTTGAGTATTACTGCTACCGCATATGCGGTGGCTAGAACGAAAGGACAGACTATGAACGAGAGGCGGTATGTCAAAGAAATCGCCAAGAGTGTCATATCAAACTTTCCTAGCGCACCGCATCTCTATGCGCTGGAACAACTGACGAGTGTTGGCAATCTGCAACCCGATCTGTGGCGAGAAGTGTTAGTAAAAATTGATGAACTACAAGGAGAAAACAAATGAAAGCATGGAAAGGTGTAGTGGTAACTACATATCAGGAAGAACTCACAGTACTGGCTGACACAAAAGAGGAAGCCGAGTTACTTATGTATGACCAAGCGAACCCTATGGGAGACAGTATAAGCGGTGAGATGGAAATGTATGACTTAAAAGAAATAGGAGAAAACAAATGCAAGGACTGAACTACAAGAGACTCGATGGCATCGCAAATAGCATCTCACCCTACCGTGGGTCGCTAAATAGATTTCCTATTGGTGATCGTAGACATAACACCAAATACTTTCTTGTCGAAGAGGAGGACAAAGAACGCGTATTCAACATCGTTCATGGTCAGCGTTGGACGCATGTTTCTCTAACGAAGGAAGAGTATGAAGAACATGAGAAGCAAGGCTCACCCCGACTGAACAAGTATCAAGATGGCGATGGCTCATGGACGTATTACAAGTACGAGGTGTCCCCAAACATACTTGGCATTGTGCGACCTGACAATACGTTTGAGTTCACTGGCGCAAACTATGGACAGGGCGATCGAGGTATCTTGTCTAGCTATGGGCATGGGTGGTTATCTACTGAGTCACGCAGGGGTGGGATGATATGGACAGGGAAACTCAATGGCACTGGCGAGCGTGGTGCATTGCCGATCTATCACAGTATGCGTGTCAACTGTGAAACTATGCGACCAATCAAGCCAATCACAGTCGTTGGTAGGAAGGTTGATCGCAAGGTAGGCAAAGACTTACTGGCTGGCTACACAGACTTCTACATGACGACTGAGGTCATGACTAAGGCGATGGACTACGAGGTGTTTGTCAAGACGATGCTTGAGGTGGTGAATGAGCATGTGCCTAGTGGTGATTTCTATCTAGACCACAAAGAGTACACATCGGTAGCAGATAAATTGATTGATACCGCACCGCTTGATTCGGCAATGCTCTACATCTTTGCGTGGGACATTGGCAATATGCGTTGGAACTTGCGGAGGTTTTCGGACACAAACTTTTCTAGGTATAGCGCACACGAGGATACACCGCACACGATGTTCTTGAATCTCAAGCGCAGACTAAACAAGGAGATATACAAAGCGAACGAGACAGTGTTCAAGAAAGTTGAGTATGTTAATGGAGAGATGTATCCGCCTAGCGAGTGGGGCTACACAGTCATGGTTGATGGAGTGGAGGTGAAACAGTATGACTAATGTTATTAAAGTGGAGGTGAAGGATGTGTATGGGACATTGAAGTACTACCCCCTATGCGAGAAGGCACAACTGTTTGCAGACATAGCAGGGACTAAGACTCTCACGCTACAAGCAATCAAAAAGATCGAGGCGTTGGGATACTCAATCAGCGCCTCAACACGAGCAATAACTTTTTTAGGAGAGAGAAATGATGAGTAGATATTATCTTGATGGATTTGGTTCTGAGGATGAGTTGAATGAGTTGCTTGCCTCAGATGTACTCCCACTGGTGCGTGAGTTGCAATTCAAGTACAACTTGAAAGTCATGGGGAAAGTAATGAATGTGGGCTACCCACAAACAGATAAAGATTCTTACATGATGTGCTACCCCAATGGGCTGGCTGTTGGTAAGGTATGGACTACGAAGGTAGGTGGCGCTAATAGCGATCAACTAGAGTTTTGTTTCCGTACACCTTTCTATGTCAAGTCTCGTGGCTCAGATCAGAATGATAGAGAGACTATCCGTAGTACAAAACTTTCTTCATTGATGGCGGTACTAAAACGCCAAGAAGTTGTGCGTGATAAAAAACTAATCATGGATAGCAAAGTCAAACAAGTAAAGCTAGGTGTCTCTACTCTACGTAGAGCGATGGGTACTAGCGATAAGCAGAACTCTTTTACGCCTGATGAAATTCATGTGATGTTAGCAACCTTACTAGGGGAAAATACTGATGGAATTATTCCTGTTCTAGACCTAAATAAATGTAAAAATACACTTGACATTTACAAAGAAGCTGATAGGATACGAGATATAAAGAGAGAAGAATCCAAGCGGTTCTTCAAGAATCCTTTCTATCTCATTGGCATAGACGACTACAAGCACTTACTCATAGGCAAATTCAAGATGACCACATTGCACAGTGATACTAGCAAGATCGAGTACGAGATCATTGAAGACTTCAAACGAGTAAGAACGGTTGAGGAGTATCCCGAGCTAGTCCCATTGATGACAATGATGAAAGTCTCTTATGAAACTAAGGAATGTCGTAGGCTTGGTGTATTGAACTTTCCCATCATGGATGGCTATGACGAGGGGCTTGACGCGACTTTCTTTTATGGCAGTCAACCTACGAACTATGAGCAAGCGTGGATGGCTACCCCATGCCCCACTTGATAGGGGAACTGAGTCCTGTGGTTCATCCTAAGAAATGGGAGTTGATACGTCTGCCTGTGCGTAAGGTGAACAACGAGTACATCGTGTATGTGGCTGATGGGTTTCATCGCATATACACCGATGACACTTTGCCTGATGTGTTGAAGTCTAAGTTTGCAATGATTAATGCTAATGGAGAAAAGTTCTTGCCTGATTCAAAGATACTTAGACTGACACTTTATACAAATACACACGCCCCCGAGCTTGACGAAGTTGGGTGGAGGGCAAGCGAAACCTACTACTGCCTAGTGGTAGATCGATTAACTTTAGAGTCACTGAAGAGTGGGATACAAAATGACGCCTGAAGGAACAGTTAAGAAGAAGATCAAAGATATTCTTAACACAAAAGGGGCTTACTACACCATGCCAATTGGTACTGGGTATGGTGCGTCAGGTGTCCCTGATTTTGTAATTTGTTACAGAGGGAGGTTTATAGGGGTAGAGGCAAAAGCGAACGGCAACAAGCCTACTGCCTTACAAGAGAAACATATGTCAGCCATTCGTGGGCAGGGTGGGTTCACCCTTGTCATTGATGAGACAAACATTGATGCGCTAACGCGTCTATTGGAACAGTTATGAATGAAGAAGATCGTAGCAATCTGCGTGACCTACACGCTGGCTTTGCGTTAGTTGGATTACTAATGAAGATAAAAGGTATTCAACTTTCGAGAGGAGGAACAGCAATGAGTCAACTAGCCGAATCAGCGTATGAGATCGCAGATGCTATGCAAGAAGCACGAGACCAACACAGTGTTGGTATCGTATCAATTAAACGCCAAATCAATAAGGAGAAGGCAAATGAAAGCTAAGAAAATTAACAAGGTTCAGCAAGTGCTCAAGATGTTGCAAGCTAACCCTAAGATCAAAACTGCGGAAGTTATGGAGAAGCTAGGCACGTCTAAGACGTACACCTATGTCTTGATGTCTAAGGCTAGGAATCTTATTAAGCGAACAACAAAAGCCCCTATGCAAGCTAGCGGTGCTATTGGAAAAATGCGTGAGGAAGCATGGCAAAAGGGTATCCAACTTGCGCATGACATTCAAGATAAGACTCCCGAGAAGACAAGTAAGCTTATCTATCGCTTAACAGGCACACAGGCGATGCTTGCCGCAAAGATGGGAGTACCAATCGAGGACTACGCTAAAGAGCATGGTGAGGTAGTGGGTGTCGCACCTGACCCAGTGAATCATCCGAAGCACTACACCGCAGGTGGCATTGAGACTATTGACTTCATCGAGGCGAAGCGTCTTGGTTACAACTTGGGTAATGTCGTGAAATACATTACTAGGGCAGGTCACAAAGGCAATCAGTTAGAAGACTTGCGCAAGGCGCAGTGGTATCTGACCCGTGAAATCAACTCAATGAAGTAAACCCCGAAGGCATGGTTCGCCATGCCTTTTTTTGTATCTGTACTATTTGTTAAATAGCGACCCATGACCCAGTGGGACGCTATTTAGAAACCAGTTATTCAAGAGATAAAAATGCCAAGACCCAAACCCCCCGCGCCCCTCGTAGGGAGACAAGTGCGCATGACTGATAAGCAGTGGTTAATTCTCAATCAACTTGGTGGTGCGGAATGGTTGCGCGCACTCTTAGAAAAGAAAGCGCCATTCCCTGCGTCGTACTACAAGAAACTTTTAGAGAAGCAAAATGAAACTGATAACGATTGACTTCGAGACCTACTACGATAGCAAGATCAAGCTAGGCTTCAAGCATCAGACCACTGAAGAATACATACGCGACAAGCGTTTTGAAGTTATCGGTGTGGGCGTGAAGGTAGATGATGAGCCGACTGTCTGGGTATCAGGCGGTAGGGATAAGATAAAAGAATATCTAACGTCGCTAGACTGGGGCAAGCCGCTTCTGTGCCACAACACCCTGTTCGATGGAGCTATTCTTAGCTGGCATTACGGCATCACGCCCGCGTTCATGCTCGACACATTGTGCATGGCGAGAGCGATTCATGGCGTTGAGGCGGGTGGCTCACTCAAGGCGTTGGCTGACCGCTACGAGATTGGAGTTAAGGGCGAGGAAGTGATTGCCGCTGAAGGCAAGGCACGACTAGACTTCAACAAAGAAGAGCTTGCGCGATACGGAGAGTATTGTAAGAACGACGTTGACCTGACTCTCAAACTGTTCAAGATACTGCACAAAACATTCCCCGATGACGAGCTAGCGCTGATCGACATGACAGTGCGGATGTTCACGCACCCTGTGTTTCTTGTTGATGACGCACTACTGCAAGAACGCTACGAAGAACTCAAAGAAGAGAAACAGCTATTGCTTGAGGGCTTGATGGAGAAACTCAAATGCGAAACTGCCGAGGCGGTGCGTAAACGCCTAGCCAGTAATAAACAGTTTGCTGAATTGTTGGTCGAGCGCGGGGTCGAGGCTCCGATGAAAGAAAGCAAGACCACAGGCAAGCAGACCTATGCGTTGGCAAAGAACGACGAAGGTTTTATTAAACTCACTGAACACGATGACCCACTTATTCAACAACTATGTGCTGTGCGACTTGGCACAAAATCTACCATCGAAGAATCAAGGATTGAGAGATTCATTGACGTTGGCAAACGCAACAAAGGACGCCTGCCTATTCCCCTCAAATACTACGGAGCGCATACTGGACGCTGGGCGGGAAGTGATAAGGTTAACTTCCAAAATCTACCAAGTAGAGATAAGAAAAAGAAAGCCCTCAAGAATGCAGTCGTAGCGCCTGACGACCATATCGTTATCAACTGTGACTCTTCTCAGATTGAGGCTAGGGTTCTCGTCTGGCTGGCAGGGCAGGATGATGTGGTTGAGCAGTTCCGCAACGGAGAGGATGTCTACTCTCTGTTTGCAACCAAGATATACGAACGCCCCATCACCAAGGCTAACCCAGTCGAACGCTTTGTGGGTAAGACCTGCATTTTGGGTCTAGGTTACGGGACTGGGGCATTAAAGTTACAGCACACGCTCAAGACTCAGCCACCTGGCGCAGTCGTTACGGAGGACGAGGCTAAGAGTTATGTTGATACATACCGCAACGCCAACGACAAGGTGATTCAGTTATGGCGTGATGGGGACAAGGCGATAGCAGACCTAGCCAACTGGGAAGGCAAGCCTTACTACTACGGCAAACACAAGTGCCTCAAGATCACAAAGGAAGGCGTACATCTGCCCAATGGGTTGATGATCCGATATCCCGATCTAAAGCTCAACACTGATGAGTCTAAAAGCCAATACGTCTACAAGTCACGCAAGGGCCCAGTGTCACTGTGGGGTGGGTCGCTAGTTGAGAACGTAGTTCAAGCCTTGGCGCGAATCATCGTGGGAGAGCAGATGATCAAAATCAACGAGAAGTATCGCGTTGCGCTGACTGTCCATGATGCGGCAGTGATCGTGGTTCCCGAAGCTGAAAAGGATGAAGCCCTTGCATATATCGTCGAGTGCATGTCTACGCCACCCACATGGGCTAGGGGTTTACCCGTGACTTGTGAAGCAAAGTATGCACAGACCTACGGAGAGTGTTAATATATGTCAAATACAACTTGGCCTTTCCCGCCATTCCCAAACCCCAAGGACACGGGCAACCGAGTCCCTAAGTTTAATCCTGACAACCAAGAGGACGCACCGA